ATGGAATCTGCAAAACTCATCCAAGCGCACGTCCTAAGGGAGTGCGTTGGTGAGGATTGTGTACGTTCCTGGTCAAGGCTATTGCCTATACTGGGGAACGCAAATGCAGAGCAGAGGACTACTGTCCTCTACTACCACATGCCCTCCGGGAGCCTCCTATCGGAGACCTGGAAGGGTAAATCAATTCGCCCACAAAAGTGGGAGAAAGGAAGAGGTGCCTATTTTGACAAAATACAAAAGGAGGCACTGACCACACTTCTCTGCCGAGATATCGGTTTGGGAAGAAAGGTAGTGGAAGTACTGCTCAGTAGAACGGTAATCCACTTCCAAAGAATCGAGGAATTCATAGCTGGACTCGTCGATTCTCTATGGCTGGCAAATGAGAAGGTATTCCTTCACAAGTCAGCAGAGAATCTCCTAATTAGAAAACTAATTAGGAAGATCTTCGCCACTGGGAGTACACTATTATGTCCCCTAGTGGATCAGTGGAAGGAATGGGGAAATTTCCTATTCCATACACTCGCTTGCACGATTACTATCGGCGAGCTAAAGGTTCCGGCGGATAACAATATCTTCCGGCTCCTTAATGGTATCCCTTACATCAGTAGGGTATACCAAGGAGATAAGGATATGTTGCTAATGCAGCATGTCTCTCATCTAATCTCTAGTCGCCAGATGCCATATATGGGAGCTGAGACAGAGAAAAAGTCAATCGAAAAGTTCAAATCTGTTCTTGAAGATGACTTTAAGGCATCGGAACAAATCAAGCTAGAGCTTGGTCTCGCTGCCAGAAGGATTGGTGGTATATGCAAAAGCATACGCAACCAGCCCTTAACCGATGGAGCAGCACATATCAGTGTTACCTCATCGGGAGAGTTCTCGCACAGTGTGTCAAAAGGCGCACAGGCGAAAGCTGTACAGGAGGCGATGATAAGAATTCTTACCGTCGTTCCTGATGAAGACCGAATGGAGGATACTCCATTCGGTCCTGCTAGACATGTCAAAGGGCTACCGCTCTGGAAGACTGTCTATCGCAAAGAGGATCAGGTACCAGAAGGTACTGAACTCTTTGATCCTATCACCCTTGGTTTTCCAAAGGAACAGGAAGGCCGCTTCTGGGGACTCGATGGAGTCCTCGGAAAGCAGCTTATGTACGTGGCATGGAAGGAAATAACCCCCATACCCGCACTACGAGCGGAAGTTGTCCCAGAAATGGGCAACAAGGCTCGATTTGTAACGCTATCAGACTATTGGCTGAATGTGCTACAGGCTCCATTGGCCCACGTACTCGTGGATGCAATGAAGTATCACCCTTCCGTCTTCTCGAGCTTTCACCGTCAGGATCAAGCTTGGGAAGCAGTCAAGGGTCTTGTGAAGATTAAAGACATTAGTCTTAACCGAACACAATACGTGCTCTCGAGCGACCTAAAGGACGCCACGAACGCACAGCAATGGGATGTCACGAAAGTGATGCTCCAGAGCTTCATAAACGGGTACGGACTATCGTTCAGACCCGAATATGTTGACCTAGTACTGGGACTTATCGGTCCCAGACTAGTACTGTTTAAGGACAACAGCCATGTTGTTACGAAAACAGGAATAATGATGGGTGAGTCAATAGCCAAACCCTCATTAACTCTCCTCAACCTCGCGGTTGAGGAGTTAGCGTTCCTGAAGCACTGTCGTGCTCCGGGACTGCTTATGACAGACGACCCCGCACCCAATAGGGATTGGAGGTACTGTCACATCGGCGGAGATGACCATCTAGTGAAGGGTCCCGCCGGATACCTGAACAGATTGACTAACGTCCATCTGGCTGCAGGTTCCCACATCTCTCCGGGCCAACATGGCTATTCGAAGATTTGTGTAAGGTACACAGAGAGGTTAATAAACCTACAAAATCTGCAGTACCGTCAACCTTTCCACAGTGAGGATTACTCACTATCGACTATCGTCGATTCTGTAAAGGTTCGCCTAATTGAGAGGGGTCAATCGACCTTAATCAAGAAGGATAACAAGAATGTGGCGATTGGAAAATCGACACAGCTTGGAGGGTGTTTAGAATGGTTGCCGAAAGACGACCGGTTCTACACCCATGATAAGAAAGTATCCATTAGGAATCTTTTTATCGAACGAATGGGTCCGTTATTGCCTAGGAAGGCGACGCACCCACGGGCATATCATGCCATCCACCTACCGGTGGAGATTGGCGGATATGGACTTGGCCTGAAATCCGAGTATAAATATATGCTCGACAACAGTCCTGAGCCCCATAAGTGGCTTCTATCGAAGGCAATTACGGGAGCTAATGTGAAGAGGGATCTAACGATATTTCGTACCCTTAACACAAACACTTCTACCAGAGGGGTTGAAAGTATTCAATCCTTCCAGCAGAAGATCATAGATCAACTATCCGAGTATCCTCGGATGGTCAACGCTATGAATTGGTGGGAGGTGAAACAAAAGTTTCCATCTCCTGACAATAACGCACGCTACACGATAGCAAGGGCCGCAGAAGCGGGGATCCTTTCTTTCGAGGAGTTTGCGAAAAGAGCGACTAGAGGAAATCTCTTCCAGTCTCTCTTGATGGGTGAAGGGGACCTAAAGGTCTTCAACACCCGTCCGTACGTAGATCAATACCGAAAGGTATGGTCTATGTGTGAAGATCAGGATCTGGATATTTATCCGATCATTGACCTTAGCAATGAGGAGATCGCAAGAGCGGTCAAAGACATTGCACCACAGTGGTACTTTGATATTAATCAAACTACCTCAATGGACATCGGTTTCTGGGATCCTAACGATCCAGATTCAGAAACCTGGGACTTCCAGGATGATACTTATATTAATAAGTATACTACTGGTTTCCCCAACCTCACGGTTGGGTTAAGTGCACTAGGACTCCGACATTAGTCGGGGACAGTCACTCATTCGGAGAGAAACCCTATCTTTCGATAGGAAAGACTCCGAGGGAATCCAGCTCGAGTACTATTGTACAGTCACTTGACTCCTGTGTATCTATCGATACACTTGTCGACTTGGACCTACGGGTCCGCCCTTGGGCGGATACCTAATCCTCATCAACGCATTCCATGC